GTCTGTCGCTGCGGCGGTCAATACTTCAAACAGATCAGACCGTGGAAGGTCAAGGGAACGATCGTCGCTCCCTGATTACTTCTGCGTCCATATCTCCCACTCGTCGAGCAACCATCTAGCCTCTCGGTGTAATCCGTGGCGTTGCAGTTGCGCGATGACAAAAAATATATCCATCGGCTGACCGTATGCCCACGGAGCCGCTTTCAGTTCTTGCTCGAAAGCATCATCTTCTTCGTTCACCAGTAGTCCCTCCCGCCTCGTTTAGCCGCCCATATCGGAGGCGGTACGCTCGCCCAATTACGCTGCATCATCGCCCGTACCGTCCGAATCCACCTTCGCAGCGCGAGTATCATCACGCCGAGAACGGGCAATCCGAATATCAATAACATCAGCGCGTCCATTTTTCCTCCTATCTCCTGTGCCGTTACAGTCTAGGCACTTAAAGAAATCCCCCTTCTCATCCTTGAGCCATAAGGCTCCCATGCAAGTCAAGCAGTTCATTCACCCCTCGCCCGAATCGCGGCGGCGCAGCCCTCTGCAACAGCCTTGTTAATGTCGCCAAGACTATTTGGGTCAATGTAATGTCCCTTTGGATACCAAACAATTTGCTTGTCGTATGTTATTTCGGCCACCTTCGCACACGCCTCCCGCTCGGCGGCGGCAACGAGGGCGGCGAAACGAATAATCTCGTCCGTTACCGGAACAACTTCTTCCATGTAGTCGCCGGGCGGAAACAAATGATTCCCGTATCCTTCCTCAAACCCTGCCTGCCGCGCCATGCGGATGATGTCGTCGCGGGTCATCTCAATTCTCCTTGTTTCCACAGGATGTAGTCGTACTGCTTGATGCCTCGTTGCAGCGCAGTCCCGATCACGCTCTGCCGGATGCCCCACGACTCGATCAAGTCTTTATAACGAACTCTCTCATGCCTTTCTGTTGCTTGCTGTTTGCGATCTAGCAGGACTTGATACTGCTCGAAAGACAATCGCAGGTTATAGCGAGATGGCTTTGTGTATTTCACTTGCTCACCTCATCGGTTCCCGGTTCATATTGGAAAGCAGGACAGCGATGATCTGCATCGCAATCCCATTTCACACAGACGAGTTTCCCGTCTTTGTTTCTCGACCATCGGCACGATAGGCAAGTCATACAACATCCTCGGCTCGTAGTTGAGCAATCGTGCGAACCATCCCTTCTAGGTGTGCGAGCCGCACATAGTCCCGATCTAGATCGGTATTGGCTCGACGATCTATCGCATCGTGGCACGCGCTACACGCCCACGCGCCGAGCAAATCGTCGGCTTTTAATCCCATACCGCTCACCCCTGCTAATCTCACATGAGCAAGCACGACCGTCTCGTTGTTGTGGTTACAGATGCCGGGTAGCCTGACGGTACACTCTCGCCCTCTGGCTTTCTTTCGTAGGTTCATAGCAGCCTCAAAAACTCTGCGCCAAGTTCTCGCGTATTCTCTGGGTCGTATTCTGTAGGCACGGCTAGACTCCATGCCGTGTCGTAATCGAGAAACCCGTAAATCATCACCTGTCGGCACTCGGGCATAATCGGCTTTGCTACGAACAGCACCAATCCTTGCCCGAGTTGCTTCTTTCTGACGGCGGCTGTTTCTTTCGTTCGTAGCCGCCTGACTTCTATATTCGTTCCAACATCGGCAATTTTTCTATGTTGGTTATGTTCGCTTCGATGCCAGACATGACCCGACCAGTATCGGTTCGCATACTTAGCAACGGCTAACTCCGCAACGCACGCCGCTACCTGTGCGGTTCGGTCATCCTCCATACGCGAGCGGTCATAGTGCGCTGCATCTGCTTTATGCCAGTTCTCGATGTAACGCCTTGCGCCTACATGAGAAGCCCATTCGTACTCCCAAGGCGTTAAGTCAATCATGGGTCGCGTCATGGATTAATTCTTCATTTGCGTGTTTTAATGAATAATCTTTAACGACAACGCCTTTTTCTTTATTTCCAACAACACATGAATCGACCCAAGTATATTTTCCTGGAGTATATTGCCTAATATGACCTCGACGCAGATGAAGTCTAGGGCTTAAGTGTGTCCCGCAACGACTTTCATTTTTAACAGATTGATCATTTGAAAGATGCAAAGTCCAATATGAAAAAAGCGGTTGCTTCCTTTTTTCAACTCTCTTTGAATTTAAAAATTTAGGAGCCGGATGTTCTTGTCGTTCGACGTTTTTGCAATTCAATGCAACTAAAAATCTACCAAAAATATTAATTGCCGCACAACTATAGTCAAAGGCTAGGTCGGCATTTTTCCTAGAGCACGATAAAATATCTTCACATTTTATGTCGCCTAGTTCGTCAACATACACTTTTAATATATTGACCATCTGCCAAACAACGCCTGATCGTTTATTGAAAACAGTAATATTCCATTGTTCTTCCGCTGTTTGAGAAGCAAGAACTCCCAATATCCCATCTTGAAGTTTTGCTTGAGCCCATGTGACAAGATAAGGAGTCTTGAATAATTCTGGAATTGGCTTTAAATTTTTCAACCCATCTACATCGCCAACGTCAAAACATATTGCATCCCGCGCTTGTGATAAAACCCATTCGGTCTGTTCTGGAAACTCATTTCTAATTCTTGATGTAAGCGATGGCTCCCACAAATTATTTGCGTTAATTGAGTCTATTAAGTCGTGAAGATGAACCACGTTCAGCCCTCGTATGTTGGTTCAGGTATCACGATGCCTAGGTTCGCGCATCGCTGACTTATTTCTTCAAGAAAATTCATGAAATCAGATCGGCTCATCCGAGAGGATCGCTTGACAGGTTTCATTCGCTTACGCCCCATGCCGTCGAGCGTCTCCCACCCATAAATTTCACCGAGAAAGTATTCGTGTAGGTCATCGGCTTGCCATCCTCGCAGCGTCTCGCCTCCTGCCTCTAGGATCGTGGGATAAACGACACCCCAGAGATAGGCGTTCTGCTGATTCGTGCGTGGCTTCTTGAACGGCTCGACCGTGACTTGCCATGCGATAGTTTCGTCGCGGATCAGGAGAACCACCGCTTGCGCGATGGCCTCCTTCTTCGTTCCTCTTGGAAATATGCGGCGCATTAGAACGGCGGCAATTCGTCATCGACGAAATCTTGCACAGGCACTTGCACCTTCGGCTTCGCATCCTTCTTCGGCTCTACCGACAGAGACATAAACTTGCTTCCGTCTTTCCTGCTCTCCTTGATCCATGCCGAAATGTTGTAGTCGGCTCCGGCAACGTTGATCGAGCCGCGATACTGCGGTCGCTTTGGATTTCCGTTTTGGTCATTTTTAAAGAGGACACCACGGTTGGTGTTGTCGTATTCGCTCATCTCTGCTCCTTGGACATTTTCAGATAGGCTTTAATTGCTGACCGCTCTTTCGCAGTCAGTTCGTTGCTGACCGCGATATAGAGATCGTGGTCGGGATTGATCCGCTCATGTACGGCGCGAACGGCTAACGCAATCTCTTTTTCTTCTGCGTCGAGATCGAACGCTTTTCTAAAATCCTCGATAAACTCCTGCTTCTTCTTTGCGTCTACATTCTTTCCGAGATCGCCTCGCGGGTCGTTGGTAAAGCCGCGACCGACTGCCGCCTCTGCGTCATCGTCGGCCTGATAGACCCCACAGATAGCAGCGAGGGCGTAGCGTCTGGCATAGGTAATACCGCTGCCCATTGATTGAGCGGTCGAGTCTTTAGTCAGAATAGTCATATATCCACGAATCCACTCGCCGCTTGAGTGTGCGAGCGTGGTCACTAACATCAGTCCGTGTTTTGTTGGCTGCGTGGTCTGGATGACAGACAAACCGTTTTCCGTGAGCGGTTTGCGACAAGCAGCCCAGACGCTTTCGAGGTCTGCATATTTGCTCTTAAAAAACGGATTGGCCGAGTCTTTAACGGCTCCCGTTATGCTTGATTGTGCTTTGGCTAACGCTGCTGCGAGAGCCGCTATCGAACTACTCTGATTCATTGAACGTCACCGTTTCCTTTTACCTTGTTGAGTTGAATATCTATTTCGCGCATACAGGCTTGCAGGGCTTCCGAGAGGGCTTTGTTCGCTCGCCCCTCGGCTTCCATTACCTCGGCGACCGAGGCTCTGAACTGCTGCATACGCATCTCGAATTCGAACATCTGCTGTTCGTGCTGCTGTGCTTGATGCCAGAAATCGTCATTCACGGGACGCTCGCTCCTCTGCTGCGGTACAGCCACCGTCGCCGCATGGATCGTTGATCGCTGCGATGGCAAACAAGATGACAAGCAAGATCGCTTGCGGTAGATACTGGCTGCGCTTATTCATGTTCGCGAGTCTCCTTCCATCGGTCATAGGCTAGATCGGCTTCGTAGTCGGCTTCGGCTTGGAGTAGTTCCCAAGCGTGCTCGGAAATGTATTCGTCAAGGTAGGCATGAATCTGTCTTGCGATGCCGCCCTTAATATCTACTTCGTCGAGCAGTACGCTGACCGTCTGGCCGTGGAATTGCGTCATCTCCATATCGACCAACTTATAGGTGAAGTCATCATCGAGAATCGTGGCATCGACCACGGTACGCATGACGCACTCGTAGCCGTCAAGGTCGAAGGGAATGTTCTGTTCTAGTCGCATATCTATTGCCTCCGTGGGAGGGGCGGCTTATGCCGCCACCTCGTAAGGCTTACCCCATGCCCCGATGTTTATGTCGGTGTAGTAAGCAATGTCAAAGTAGTCGGTCATCATGTCGCTTCGGTTGTACCAACCTGCTGCGAGTAGCGCGGTGTGCGCTTCCTTGAGGAAGTCTCGCGCTACGCCTTCATAGTGCTGATCAATCCAGAATACGTTCACGCTACCCTCGGTCTTGCCGAAGTCGATCGGACCCTTCTTAAGGGTCAGAACTATGCTGCTGTGGTGTCGTACGGAAAGAGTGCCCTTCATCTTGTACTTTGCCAGAACTGGCTTGAGGGCTTCGGCGATCTTGGCTTTACGCTCTTGATTCATGTAGGCCATTTGTCTATCTCCTATCTGTGGGCGGGTTGTTTGTCCCCGATGGAATGAACTATACTTAACCCCTTTACGAATGTAAATACCCTAGGAGAAATAAATTGACCCCCCAAGATGCTATGCAATATTTCGGCTCCCAGAACAAGATGGCGGCGGCCTTTGGCGTGACCCCTCCGGCTGTCCTCCGGTGGCGTAAAGCAGGGAAATTCCCCAAGCGCAGGGAGTACGAACTGCCCCTAGCCATAGAGCGGCATAGAACGAAGCAGGAAGCCATTACAGCCGCGCAGAAGGCGGTGGGCTATGTCGGGCAGGGCTGAATACCACAGAGCCTATTACTGGCGCAGGGTACAGGCTCGCAGGGCTACGGCTAGGGCTTTAGCCGCCCGTAGGCGGTTAGTCCGGCGGTGGACTAGGCTGCTTTGCGAGGCGATAGACGAGGCTCGGCAGGAGAAAAAAAGCCCTCCGCTGTGGGTATACAGGGAGGGCTTTACAAACCCCGAACTGGCGGGGTATCCTGTCATGGGGTGAAGGATTGGCATAAGGTAGCAGTTCTGCTTTACCTGTCAATCCCCTTCCGAAACTCCCTTGCTGTGGAGTTAAAAATCCAGCACCGACGGGGTTAGTTCGCATCGGTTACCACGGCGAACAGGGCTAAAGACCGCATCCATACGGGCATGAGGTTAGCCTTCCATACCTTCCCAGACTGGGGGGGTAGGGGGGGCATTCCCGATCCTCCGAGCATTGAGTCTGTATGTATAGACAATGTATATACAGACAGTCTTAAACAACACTCATAGGGGTATCTATGACACAGACCGAAGCATTTGAATCAGCACTCTGGCTTGCAATCACAGCACCGGACGATGACAAACTCCAACGGGCTTTGAACCTAGCAGCAGAGATCGGCCACGACCTTACCGATGAACAGATCGACAAGGTAAAAACAAACATCGAGTTCCGTCTCGCCGAACGAGGTGAGTATGAACATTGAGAACATCCAAGGTCTTGACACCGAAGCATGGGAACGGTGGGTTGCTTACCGTAAAGCGATCCGAAAACCGCTTAAGGAAATTTCCTTACACGCCGCTGCTCTCAAACTTGCGAAGTATGGCTCTGACCAATCCGAGGTCGTGAGCCAGTCGATCAGTAACCAATGGCAGGGACTCTTTGAACTGAAGAAGTCCAAGCCGATGCCGGGTGAGAAGGTCGAAAAGACTGACAAACAAAAAGCCGCCGATCTCGCTCAACTGCAAGCCCTTGAACATCGGAACGAGAAGTTCTGGAACTCCGAGATACACGACCCGATCATGAAACTGCGACTCTGCGATGCTCTGCTCGCTCGCTATACGATCCGAGCCGGAGACATAGACATTGAGGATCGCATGGAGGAATTGAAGGATCGAGTGGCCGATGTGATCCGACTCGCAGAACCGAAGAAGGTACTCGGCGATCCGCATATTCGCTCGATGGTGTGGCAACTATTTGGAGAGCGTGGCTTTAATCGGTTAAAGTCTCTCGCCAATGGAACCGCTTAAACTTAAAAAGGCCACACGAATGTGGTGGCAAATATGGCTTACAAGACTAATCAATACGGCACGACATGACCCACTCCCAGAACAATCCCTCCCAGACTGGCTACTCGCTAGAGCAAAAGCGCGCCAACGCCCGATCCTTTCACTCCGATTCCGACATGAGCGGGATACGCTCGATGTGGGCAGCGGTGATCCTCGGCGCGTTCGTCGAGATGAACAAAAAGGAGGCAAGAAAAGCCGCAGGGCTATGGGTGTTTAGCAGTTCGACGAAGATCGGCTCGATGCGATGGATATGCGATATGTGCGGCTTCGACTATCACAAGTTATGCCACCTCGCTATGACGCGCGAAGGGCGACGGCGAATCATTCACGGCAGATGAACATCCTGCTTTCCATCGCGATGCTCGCCGCTTGTTACCTCGTCTCGATGGTAGCGGGTGGCGAGATCATCGATGCGATCCTGCTTTATCTGCTGCTGCTGATAAACGACCGCCGATGAGATACGCGATGCGTAAAGACCTGAACGATGCCGAGATCACCGACGCAGTGAAGGCGGCAGGGTTTTCCGTTATCGACTACACGAAAGCGGGTCTAGGCATCCCTGACAAACTCGCGATGCGGCTACTCCCACAGCCGAGCGATAACGGGGAGAGACTGCACTTCATCTGTTGGTTAGAGATCAAGAGCGAGAAGGGCAAACTCTCCGAGATTCAGCAGATCGCCCGTAGCGTCTGGGAGCCTCGAGGCGAATGGATAGAGGCGAGGACGCCCGAGCAGACCGTCAAGGACTTGTGGGAGCGATACAACGCGAAGATCAAACCGGAGTGTGCGCGATGATCGAGTGGACGCGAGTACGGCTCGGGCAATGGGGTAAGTGGTGCAGAGGCAGGAGCGTCTCGGGCTACCCTTCCGCTTCGGCTTTTATGTTCGCTAACATGGGTGCGAGAGCCTCGGGAGATGGTCGAGATGTGCCAGAGGACATAGCCGAGATCGACGCCGCTATAGCCAAGATTCCCGCTCCTTTACGTCAGGTGTTGGTGATCTATTACTGCACGACCGCACCGCTTTGGTTCAAGGCGACAAGGCTTTACATATCCCGCCGAACCCTCATGCGGAGACTACGAACTGCCGAGGAAAAGGTACATCACGAACTGCTACTTGCAGATGCCCCGAAATGAGTGTATATGACACCATAATTGGGGGAAGTATCCCCGCACGGTCAAGCCTCGACCGGCACACTCACACATGACTACTTGATTTCGTCAGCCGACCACCGAGGCACTTATGCAGTTAGACGTACGAACCGACTTGAAAGCAGCCGAGCGATACCTCCAAGGGTTACGCAAGGATCAGGTTCCGTTCGCTACGGCTTACGCTTTAACGCAGACGGCCAAGGACGCGCAAGGCAATATCATCGAGGAGATGCAACGGGTATTCGACCGACCCAAGCCCTTCACGCTTAACGGAACGTTTGTAAAGCCAGCGACGAAGCGTGACCTTACAGCGCTGATCAAACTGAAAGATGGGCACTACGGCGCAAACACCGAATCGAGCAAGCGCGGATACCCTGACAAGTATCTAGCCGCCGAGATCACGGGCGGGGCAAGACGCCCGACAGCCTTCGAGAAGTTGCTGATATACAACGGCCTGATGCCACCGGGCTACTTTGCTGTGCCGACTAACTTTGCGCCGAAAGACCCGTTCGGCAACGTACCCCCGGGGTTTTATACCCGCATACGGTCCCAGTTAGAGATAGGGGACGAGTTCCAACGCAAGAGCAAGACTCCCAAGAGCCAACGCCGAACAAGCGCACCGAAGAACCGAGTCAAGGACTCTAGTCCGATCGTACAGGCACAGCGCGAGAACGCAGCAAGGGCAAGACGCAGGAAGCAAGCAAGCCTCCGAGGGTTACAGAAAGCCAAGGCAAGGCCACGCTATCCTATCTTCAACGTCTACCCTGGACGCGAGAAGAACAAGCACCTCAAGCCCGGTATCTACGAGAGACTGAACAGCGGGTTCGGTAAGACGCTGCGACCCCTGTTCATCTATGTAGACCGTGCGCCTTCCTATAAGCCACGACTGCACTTCAACAAGATCGTGCAAGGCACAGTCGCTACGCAACTCGCCAAGAACTTCGAGAGAGGGTTCGCCCTCGCCTCGGCCACGCAGCGACCGATCCGATGACTAACAGGTTATCCCCAAGTTATCTACAAGGCTACGGGTCCTCCCACAGGTATAGGGTCTGGGGGTAATTCGGAC